TATTTTCACTTTTCTCACAGTCCCTTTTATTCGGTGTACCTTCCTCCCCCCCATTCTATCTTTCCTGCGCTAGAAGCTCTTTTTTCATCGGGCGCAGCCGATAAGCCAATCCCGCGCGCGGGGTCTATTCTTTGCTGTAGTAATAAATCCCGTCTCTGCTGTTCGTACTGTTTTCTGTTCCAATCCTCCGTGTTATCTCCATATCCTAATCTTTTGTTCTTCGCTCTGTATTCCGCCAATACTTCGTAATATCCCTCCTCGCCTTCGCTTATGTCAATTTTTTCTCCACATATCCATCTTTCCTGTTTGTCCAACTTTTCAATCCACAATTTTTCTCTCTCTTCATCGCTGTAAATCTTATTCCTCCAATATATCGGCATTGCTATCGTATGCCCTGTTCTCGTTCTATACGTTTCCCTCGTTCCGCCTTCCTTATATTTATTCAATTCTGCGTCCAATCTTTCTGTATATCCTCTTCCTATCCCTGCGCTACTTAATATCTTGCTCTTATATTCTTTATGCTTCTCGTCCGTTTTACTCACATATTTTATTATATAATTCACCGTTCTTTCATTCACATAATTCTTTGCTGCCTGTTCTTCGTTCCTCGGGTACACATACCCATACTTCCAATGCTTTCTAATCACTTCCATATCTTCATTGCACCATATTATCCCGTGCAAATGTATATTTTCCGTTCCGTTATGTCCTAACTCTGTCACTAACCAATGTCTTACACTTTTTTTATGTGTTTTTCTCCATCTTTCTAAAAACCTTCTTACCGCCACTGTCGCTATTTCGTTATCCATCTCGTACCCCTTCCACATATACCCATCCCTTTCTCTAATCGCTTCCGCTAATTCCTTTATACTTTCGTTGCTAAACGTCAACGTCACAAATTTCCCGTTTCTGTTTGTCCTTATATCCTCCAACATTCTTACCTGCCATTCCCTTGCCTTCTTCTTCCTGCATTCCATACACTTACCGCATCCCACTGGGACTGCTGTCACCCTTATATCTAAAATAGCGGGTATTACCCCGCCATTTTTCTTATTACTGATATACTTTCTGTTCTGTATTAGCTTCGGATATAGACACATTATTTTAACACTCCTTTCACTCCTGCTATCGGACTTAATCCTACCTTTGCTAATAAGTCCCCTAATATCTTCACATACCATGGACTTCTTGGGTCTATTCCTTCCTTTGCCAATCCCGCTTCATATTCTCTAATCACCTGTTCTGCTTTTGCAATATTCCCGCTTGTTTTCGCATTTTCCAACTCTGTTACCGTTCTTTGAAATCCTGCTTTCATTGCTTTAGCTGCTGGCGTGTTTTCGTCTGTAAAGTTATTTTCATACCCTACCGCCTTCAACTGCTCCCATTCCGCATTATCTTTCTCCGACTTGATTTTCAAACTGTCGCTTTCACTTTGGTATCTGTCCGCTACTTGTTGTACACCAATCATTTTGTTTACCGCATTTTGGAACTCTGTTCCTTCTGTGCTAGCTGTCGTACCTCCTGCACTTGCTTTCTTGTTCGCTGTGTCCGCTTCTATGTTCTCCTTCTGTGCATTCATTAATGCTAATTGACTTGCCATCTGCATTCCCATTGCTGTTCCTGCATTCGGGTCTCCCGCACTTGCACCACTTACTCCACTAGCTTGCCCTGCTCCGCTTGTGCTTCCTCCGCTTCCTGCACCTCCATACATCAATCCAACGTTTACACCTGCTTTCTTCATCTGCTCCACTTGTGCTGCATAATTCGTCTTATCCCACATATCTAATGCTAGATTTTGGTTATAATCTGCCATTTTTCGGTTTTCCCTTCCTTGTACTTCGCTCAGTTTCTTCTGCTGTTCTACCTGCCTTCTGTCCTGTGCCCCTCCTGCCACTAACCCTAACACCTGCCCAACTACGTTGTTCGCTGCGTTCATTCCTAGTTCTGTTAACTTGCTCATTTTTTCGCGCTTTTTTCTTACAAAAAGCTACGCTCCTTACTTGATAATATAGTACACGAGCGTACTCTTCTTGTAATAATCTGTAAATCAGTTAATTATTATTGTACCTCTGTAGGCTCGGCTATGCCGTCTCCACCACCTTTTTCTTTATCGTGAAGGTCTTTTATTTCCTTGGTTCTGTCTGCAATTCCTTGCTTTCTTTTCGCCAAATCTGTCTTGTGTGCTGCGTCCATTCCATCTAACGCCAAATCAAATTTATCTGTCCTAATATCGTATTCGGGTAGCACCCCGTCTGCTCTATCGGTATAGATACTCGGCGCACCGTCGTCCGCATCATCTCCATTGTGAACTACTCGTTCCATTCTCATCTCTATTGTTTCCCCCTCGAAACTTTCATTAACTTTTAATGATGTTTCTTTCATCGCTGGTACTTTGTACATATTTTTTTTTCGTTTAATCCTCCTACCTACCTACGTTACACTTGCTTCGCGGTTATAACTCACCATTTTACACGCCTACGTCATGCGTTCTTTATTTTATCCTATCGGCATTACTTTAGCACTCATTTTTCTACGTGCTTCTATGTTCACGCCTAACTGCACCCAAAAGTTTTGTGCATCTCTCTTCGTATACGCAAATACGTGGTTAAACTTCTGAGGGTCTATATATGTCGTTGCGTCCTTTAACGACTTCGTTACCACATCATACTCGTATCTTCTGTTCAATGTCATAAACATTTGACTGTCTTGTTCCGCAAAGTTACCAAACGTTTTATTCCAATTCGTCATGTAATTTATCCATGCAGGCTGTTTACCTACGCTTTTAAGCGTTCTATTCGCTCCATTCAATTGCGTATCCCACCATGCCATTTCATCCGTTACAAGGTCTTGAAATCCAATTTGGTCTAACGCTGGCTTGTGGTAATCGTCCATTGTTAATAGATTTATCGCCCAATCATTCCCCTGTGAATAGTCAATTCTTGGTGTTATCGACGCAATACCTATTAGCGTGCATGTTTCTTTCACTTTAATTCTTACATATCCGCCTTTGTGTTTCTTGCTTAATACACCTCTACCCGCCAACGTTCCTAACGGTTGGTCGCCCTCTGTGCTGCTCGCGCTCTGACTTACTACCTCTTGAAATACAATTTCTTTACTTAATCCGCCATGATATTCTGGCGTTTCTGGTTTACTGTATCTTGTTTCGCTATAGTTTACGTCCAACCAATCATCATAACTACCTCCGCTAATCGCTATCGCATTCAGCATATTATACACCTTACGCTTCATAGTCAACGTGTCAATCGTGAAGCTTCCACCTGCTGTTGATATCTTACTCAACTCATTTACACCGCTTGCTCCGCTAATCCAATCCGTTCTAATCCAATTGTTGAATTTATCACTTTGGTATGTCTTTAGAAATAGTCCCTCTTGACTTACTGTTTTACTCCATGTTGTCCCATATTTTTTCAATGGTAATCCATATGGTGCTCTTGTTGCATCTGTAATCGCAAATGCTGCTGTGTTCTTTACAAACGCCAATATATCTTCCCTCATTAGGTCAATATTTTCTAATGGGAATGTAACTATCTGTGGCGTCATTTCGTCCTCTGCTTGCACATAATCCCAATAGTATAGATACTCATCCCAATACGGTTCTCTTACCCCTGTTAAGAATATCTCTTGTCCTATCACACTTCTACCAATGAACATTTCACTCGCCAATACACCTTCAATTCTTGATGGCATATATAGTAGAATTTCGTTTGTTCTTGGTGGCTCTGCTCCTGTAAATACAATCCTTAACTCGCTGTTATTACTCATTGCACTTGTTTCTGCACTCGACGGTGCTTTTGGCACTACTTGGTTCGGTGCTCCTAGTGACGCTTTAAAGTTTACGCTCGTCACATTTTGTAATACACCTTGGTTATGTATTACTGCTCCCATCGTCTCCTGCTTGTTCGCATAGTAATTTTTGTAAATATCCGCATATCCTAAATACGGTAATGCGTTTACTAACCTCTGTACGTCTGCTGTTCCACTACTTTGTACTCCTAAACCTGCAACTCCCAAGTATTTATATACACAACTTGGGTTTATCTGTTGATTGTCTATCGGTTTAGTAAAGTCCACCGCCCCCGCTTTCATCAATATTAACGGCAACTTGATTGCCTGCATATTCATACCTACGTTTAATGCGTTGTTGTGCAACTTTCCATTATACAATCTCACGTCCGCTGTGAATACGTCTAACTGTAATTTGAAGCTCCCGAATAACGGTCCAATTGTTGGGTGCGTTAATACGGAAGCCTCTAAATTAATGTCAAACGTATCACCCGTCAACCCTACTATATTCATAAAGGGTACTAACGTGCCTGGCGCCATTGTACTTCGCCAAACGTAAGAAAGGTCGTGCGTCGACCTCTCATAATTCTTTAACTCTACCTTCATGCGTTTACCGCCACCTAGGGAGTTCTTACCAATACTTCTTTGCATTGTTTTTTAATTTATTGTTATACTTCTGTTAATTCAATACTTCTACTTCCTCCCCTTCGTCCTTCGCCTTTTGCATCGCCTGCAAACTTCTTGCCATTTCTGCATCCCTTCCTGCCATCATTGCCCCAATCAGATTTGTTATCAATCTCCAATCCCCGTTTTTTACTTGCTTCATCACGTCTTCCTTGCTTTCAATTTCCGTCAATCTAAACATTCCCATTCCAATAAAGCACCCCTCATTTCCTTCCACTAATTCGAACGGTGTATTCTCTATGTCCGTTCTTCTAATCAACTCTTGTCCTTCGCTTATTG